CGTCGAGCAGGCGTTGCTGAACCGAGCCAAGCGGGAGCTGGCTGAGCTCGATCTCGCAGAGCGCAGCCGCGAGCTGGTCCCGATTGCGGACTCCGAGGCGGCGATGGTGGAGATCCTCTCAGCCGTGCGTGCCCAGCTCCTGGCGTTGCCGGCCACACTGGCCCAGGAGCTCGCCACGTCCGATGACCCCGCGGAGTGCAGCGCGACCCTCAAGCAAGCGATCAAGGACGCGCTCCTCACGCTCTCGCGCGCGCCCGTGGAGCTTCCGCCTCCCAAGGGGAACCAGCCCCGGCGCTAGGCGGATCATCGAGAGCGGCCAGGCGGCACTACGACCGCCGCCCGACATCCGCACGAGCGAGTGGGCCGAGCAGAACCGCTGGCTCTCGCCCGAGGCCAGCCCCGGCCTCGCGAAGTGGAAGAACCGGCCCTACCAGGTCGAGGTGATGGATGCCGTGGACGAGCCCGGCGTCCGCGGAGTAGTGGCGCTCTGGTGCTCGCAGGGCGGCAAGACCGAGCTCACTCTGAATCTGATCGGCCGGCACGTCGAGCACGACCCGGCGCCGATCCTCTACATGGCGGAGAAGACCGGGAAGGCGGAGGCCTTCTCGAAGGACCGCCTGGCCACGATGATCCGGGACACCCCGGCGCTTTGCAGCATCTTCGCGCCGGCCCGCTCCCGAGACTCGGGCAACACGATCCTCCACAAGAGCTTCCCGGGTGGCCACGTCACCATGGTGGGCTCGAACAGCCCTGCCGATCTGTCGATGCGACCGATCCGGGTCTTCATCGCAGACGAGTTCGCCGGCTACCACGAAAGCGCCGGCACCGAGGGCGACCCGCTCAAGCTCGGCGAGACGCGAACAAGTGAGTTCTGGAACCGGGTCCTCTTCTACATCACCTCTCCACGGTGGAAGGCGGATCGCTCCGAGAAGCTCTGGCTGAAGAGCGACCAACGGCGCTGGTTCGTCCCCTGTCCGGACTGTAAGAAGCTCCAGTACCTCAAGTGGGAGCAGGTCCACTTCAAGAACGACCAGGGCGAGTCCGACCCCGAGGCGGCCCGCTACGTCTGTGAGCACTGCGGCTCACTCTGGGACAACCGCAAGCGCTGGGGCGCGATCCGGCGGGGCCGGTGGAAGGCCACGGCGCCATTCCGCGGCTGGGCCGGATTCCACATGCCGGCCTGGTCGGTGCTGAATCGGCGCCTGGAGGACATCGTCGAGAAGTGGCTCGACGCGCAGGGGGACCGCTCCGCGCTCCAGGTCGTGATCAACACGCTCTTCGCCGAATGGTGGGAGGGCATGGAGGGCGAGGGCCCCGACGAGAACGAGATCCGCAAGCGCGCCTACGCCTGGAACCTCCCCGACGACACCCAGGTGCCGGAAGGCGTGGCGCTGCTCACGCTCGGGGCCGACACCCAGGCGGACCGGGTCGAGTATGAGGTGGTGGGCTGGGCTCCGGACCTCGAGAGCTGGTCGATCCGCTACGGCGTCATCCACGGCGACTTCCGCAAGGACCGCAACGTCGGCAAGGATCTCGACGAGCTGCTGCGCCGCCCATGGATCCACGAACGTGGATTCCCGCTCTACATCCGCGCGGCGGGCATCGACACCGGCGGTACCTCCACCCAGGCCGTCTACGAATGGGTGAAGCCGCGACTCCGCCAGCCGCTGCCGAACGGCCAGTCACAGTTCGTCTTCGGGCTGAAGGGGCACAACGAACCGGGCCGACCCGTGTGGGTTGGTCCAGCCGCCCGCGGCAAGGGACGCCGACGACTGCCCAGGCGCAACCTCTGGCTGGTGGGGACGACGGCGTGCAAGGACCACGTCGCTGCACTGCTCTCGCGCGCCGCGCCAGGTCCGGGCTTCGCGCACTTCCCGGACGATCGGCCGCCCTGGTACTTCGAGGGCCTGACGTCCGAGCATCCCGTGCTGCGCCGCTCGCGCGGCCGCCGCGTGCACTTCTGGGAGCCCCGCCACGGTCGGCGCGTCACTGAGCCGTGGGCGTGCCGCAACTACGCCTACGCCGTGCTGGTCGGAATCCAGGACGATCCGTTTCTGCTGGATCTCGAGGGCGAAGCCAAGGTCGTCACCGCGCGCAAGGGCGGACCTGCGACCACCGCCCCGAAGGGGCAGCGCCGCAAGCGACGCCGGCAGGTGATTTCGAGCGGCCTGGGGGGATGACGTGACCGACGAGGAGCTGCTCGCTCTCTACGATGCGGCCCTCGAGGCCATCCTCATCCGAGGCCAGAGCTACACGATCGGCGACCGGACCCTCACCCGGGCCGACGTCCGATGGATCACGGCGGAGCGAGACAAGGTGCGCCGGCGCGTCAACCGAAAGGCCCGCGGCGGGATCCGCATGCGGTACGGGACGCCTCAAGGGTGAGCCGCCTGGCCGGACCGTCACGGATCGACCGCCTGATCGGTGTCGTGAGCCCCGAGCGAGCGCTGCGCCGAGCTCGGGCCCGAGCAGCGCTCGAGGCATGGTCGAGCTTCACCGGGGCCCCTGGCTACCGGGGCGCGCGAGGACACCGAGAGCTCCGGGACTGGTCCACGCCCACGCGGAGCGCCGACGCCGATCAGCTTCCGCGCATCGAGCGGCTGCGGGCCCGGTCGGGCGACCTGGTCCGAAACGCCCCGATCGCAGCCGGCGCGATTGGCACCGAAGTGACTTCCGTGGTGGGTGGTGGGCTCGAGTGTCAGGCCACGATCGACCGCGAGTTCCTCGGCCTGACGGAGGAGCAGGCCTCGGCGTGGGAGCGCAGCGCGGAGCGCTACTGGCGCCTCGCCTGCTGCGAGATCGACTTCACGCGCAAGAACCACTTTCACGAGCAGACGGACCTGGTCCTCCGCTCCCAGCTCGAGCGCGGCGATGTTCTCGTGGTGCGCCGCTTCGGCCAGCGCATCCGTCGCGGCGAGCTCTTCCGCACGAAGGTGCAGCTCGTCGAGGCCGACCGGATCAGCACGCCCCGAGGGCGTGAGAACGAGGAACACCTGATCGAGGGCGTCGAGGTGGATCCCGCCAGCGGCGCCCACCAGCGCTACTGGATTCGCAAGAGCATCGACCCCCGCTACGTGGCGGAGAAGACTGAATGGCAGTCGGTGCCGGCCTACTCGCGAGCGGACGGTAGCCGCGCCGCGTTCCTGATCTACGACCGGCTGCGCGTGGATCAGACCCGGGGCGTTCCGAAGCTGGCGCCCGTCATCGAGATCCTGAAGCAGCTCGAGCGCTACACGGAGGCGGAGATCGCCGCCGCCGTGGTGTCGAGCTTCTTCACCGTGGCGATCCAGAGCGAGGACGAGGAAGGCCTGGCAAGCGGTGGACCGAGCGGGGAGCCCGACAGCAGCGATCCGACCGACAGCGAGAAGCGCGACCTGAAGCTGCAGCCGGCCGGCATCCTCATGCTGGCCGAGAACGAATCGGCCTCGAGCCTCAATCCCATGCGGCCCAACTCGAGCTTCGACCCGTTCTTCCTCGCCGTGACGCGGCAGATCGGCATGGCACTCCAGATTCCGCACGAGGTCCTGATCAAGCACTTCCAGGCGAGCTACTCGGCGGCGCGCGCCGCCATGCTCGATGCCTGGCGCTACTTCCTCTCGCGCCGATCCCGGGTCGTGCGCGAGTGGTGCAATCCGGTCTACGGATGGGTGATCAGCGAGGCCGTGGCCCGCGGCATGCTGCCTGCACCGGGGTTCTTCGACGACCCGGTAATCCGGCAGGCCTGGCTCGGAACCACGTGGACGGGCCGCCCCATGGGCCACGTGCAGCCGCTCCAGGAGATCAACGCCGTCGAGAAGTCGATCGACCTCGGCATCATTTCGGAGAGCGAGGCCACGGCAGAGGTTCGGGGCGCCGATTGGGAGGCGGTCCAGCGCAGGCGCGCTCGCGACCGCGCCCTGCGCGGCACGTTCGGACTGCCCGACCCCGGCTCGTCCGCGCGCGCGGCGGCGGCCGCCGCCGAGGCCGATCCGGCGGACGACCTGCCGGACGAGGAGGATCGCGCGTGAAACTCCGTGATCTCGTGGCCGAGCCGTGGCTTGTCGCCCAGGAGACCTACCGCGCCCTCGTCTATGCGGCCGCGAACGGCGCGCCCGTGAAGGCCGCCAAGGCGGCCGCGCGGTTGCCGAACCCGACCCAGGCGCTCCAGTCGCTCGCCGCCGCCGGCGCAGATCCGGAGGCTTTCCTCTGGCTCCTGACTGCGGAGGAGGACGAGGGCGATCTCGAGGTTCGTGACGGCGTCGCCATCATCCCGGTCCAGGGCTTCCTGACGGCCTGGTCCTACTGGCGCGGAGATCGGGCCAGCTACCAGTGGATCGGCGATGCCGTGTCCGAGTCCGTGCGCCGCGCCGACGTGCGCGCCGTCGTGCTCGACGTGGACTCCGCCGGCGGACAGGTGAAGGGCTGCGACGAGGTCGCAGCAGCGATCTACGAGGCCCGCCGCGATCTTCCGATCACCGCCGTGGTGCGCGGTGAGGCCTCGAGCGCT